TTTTAGCAGTAGTTTTCTGAGGTTCTGGTTTCTTAGCCATATCAATCACCTTGTAAAAAAGACATCCCTGTCAATGGAATTAAAGAGACTCAGCGACCAGCACTTTCACTTTGCCAGCCAGCTCGTTGTCAACGGCCACGCCGCCTTCAGCACGCAATTGACGCTCAACCAACTCAATAGCCTTACGCTCTAAGCTTGCAGGCACCACCAACACAGTTGGCTTAATGCCCAGCTTATTGCCACCGTCCGCTTTAAAGTCGCGCATCGCCATCCAGGCATGCCAGAAGTTGTCGGCGTTTAGCTCATCTTTCACACCGAAAGCCATTTGCCAGAAACCAAAGCCCGCGTTACCACGTAGGTCGGCACCAAACTGGAAGGTGTTGTTGGTAAACACGCTTTCATCGTTAGGGTTAAACTTGGTGGTAATGTCTAGATCACGGCGGCTCTGCCAAATCAGCGGCTTAATAGCGCGACTGGTGTCTAGCAAGTACCAAGGCTCACCGTTGTAATCGCCGTTGATTTTTACGTTAGATACCGACACATCAGTGCCGCTACCGTCATGCTTAGGGTTCACTGGGTGGTCGGTATCAAAGAAAAACTGGCCATCAAAACACTCAGTAGTGAAACCGTCTTTCAATAAGCCGAACACCAACTTATCGGGGAATAGCGCACCTTCACGGCCCATTTCCTGAACGGCAGGCTTATAAACGCCTAAGTTGTCGTCTTCGATATCGTCACGGCCAACCTCAACAGAGGACTCATAGGTCTTGTTGGTGATGGCATAGCCATGCTCTTGCAGTGATTGGAATTGACGAGCGCCAACCCATTCACGGAAAGCAGGCATAGCACCCAGCCAGCCATAGGTGTTTGACTTGGTAGTGGATGGCACAATGGTGGCCACCTCGGTGTGTTGAGGTGTTACACCAGCAATCGCACCTTGGAAGTCAGCGCGAAAGCCAGTGCGCAACGCGTTTAATAAATCGGAATTAATAGCAGCCATTATTCTTGCTCCTGAGTTTTAGCTTTTAAGTAGGCTTCCTTAGAAAGGCCTAACTGTTTCATTACAACCACTTCACCTGGCTGCAGTGTTACGTCACGACCTTCAGCACCAGCGGGTGCTTGGCCTCCTGTTTGGGTGCCACTTAAAGCGGCAATGGCGGGGGTAGCTGCCAAGTACGATTTCAGCGCAGCAAGGTTGCCGTTGCCTAAATCGGTGGCCCAATCCTTTTGAGCAGGCAGCAACTTACCATCTGCCAAGGCCTCATCAACCAACGCAGTCACTTGAGCGTTCACTTGCTCTGCTTTAAGTGCTGCCAAGTCAGCCTTTAAGGCTTCAACAACCCCTACAGGCGCATACTTGGCTGGGTCTGGGGCTTTATGGTTAGGCGTTGCTTTTAGCGCAGCCACTTGAGTTTTTAGCGCCTCAACTTCTGCAGCCGCCTCAACGGCCTCAGCGCTCTTGGCCTTCATGTCGGTTAATGCCGCAGTGATTTGCTCATCTGTCGCATCCTCCGCAAGCCCTAGTAGGGCAATCAATTGTTCTCGGTTCACATCGTGCTCCTGGGGGTGGTTAGAAAAATTAAACTTAAGTGCAGCGCGTTGCGCTAAACCATCAAGCCCATCCACGGCGGCATAATTAGTAATGGCGGCCATAGCAACGCCCAGCACTTCGCCAGTGCTAGGGTTGTATTCAATAACGGGGCTTAAATAGCGGTACTCATCTTGAGCAATGGAAAGTTCTGCGGTGGCTGTCCAGCGCACGTCGGTGGCATAGAGGCCATCGGCACGCCACTCCAACGACTTAGGGCTGAACCAACCAGCGGCAGGGGCTGGCTGGCCGTTTTTTTCGCTATATAAAGTTTGGTGCTCATAATCAATAACAGCGTCGTCTGAGCGAAGATTGGCACGCGCAATTAAACGAGCAGCAACATCAGCGTCAATCAACCAGCCTTCTGGCACTTCATGCGGACGACCATCACGCGCCTTAAATCGGCCTGCAGGCAGCAAACGCAATTCTGCTGGGGCAGAAGCGCGCAAGCTGGTACGCAGCGCAGCGACTGCAAAAGCGTTTTTAGATGACTTGGGTGTGTTTTGTGTTTTCATGCCGCCAGAATAAGGCGAGCAAGCGCGAGGCAGGTTTAACCCCTGTTTGATTATTTAGAGAAGAAAGAAGGGAATAGTAAAAGAGAATTTGGCGCAAACACTAGAACGCATTTAAACGCGATTTAAGCGCATCTTAACCTATAACCGCCATAACGGGATAGGAAAACGAAGCAAAGCGCGTTAGACGCGCGGTGTAAGGCGCTGAAAGCACACCACAAACACTTATTTTAATATCAGGGAGCATATGGGAAAGTTTTTATTGATTTTTATGGCGTGCCTCATATGCCTAATGCTTGGCATTCGAGTTGGTTATGAATACGCCCATATTGTAGTGGCTGCAGAATGCGAGCGACTGGGCGGATTTTTCGTAGGCAAGAAAGTATTCAAATGCAATGCCATTGAAAAAGCCAGTGCACCACAAGAAGCGGACGATACAAATGATTGAGTTCTTATCTTATTTTGATTATCTGGACTTATGGTTCTTGCTCGTAGCCGCTGGCTATTTTGCAACAAACGCATGGGTTCGGCATAAACAGCAAAAGGTATTCACTGTAAAAATTATTCGTAAAGACGGCACTGTAGAGCATGGTGAAATACGTCGTGGCGAATCTGCTGAAGTAGACGCACTGATCAAGCAGCTTGAAGATCAAGCCAGAAAACCGTTTAGGCGAAGCCTTTAGCCATCATACTAGCCAAGCCCTCACAAACCTCTTCGCTTCGCGAAGTAAGTTGAACAACCTGTTTTTAATTTCCAAATTTAACTATCCAACAGGCCGGCCAATCGGCTCCCATTTTTCAAGTTCTCCCCCTTCTCGTAAAATACGTTCAAGGCGCGAATCTTTTGGAGGGATGGCTTCTACAGTAGAGTGATCACCTGGATAAAATGGGGGGTGAGGCTTATTACTGAGTTTGCGCAAGTCTTTTGCAATATCATCACCCCAGTCTATGGCTGGCTGATAACCACTCCTACGCATATTCATCACTTGCCTGTAGCGATAAGCTCTGTGAGCAAAAACACCGACAGCCAATTCAAGGAGGTGGTATTTTTTATCTAACCACTTTTGTTGATGTTTGCTAGAAATCTGTAGATTTAACTCATCCTGATATGGCTTTAATTGCTCCATGCTTAGACTGCTTCCAAGGAGTGTTCTAACCTCAGCCACTTTCGCTTTGCTAGGCACAACAACACCATAACGAGAACCAATAATCTTTAATTTACTGCCTGGCATCTTAGCGAGAATCTCAGATTTACTATGCAGTAGCTTAGGTTTACTAGCGATCTGCTCCCAAGCCATAGAATCAGGGAAGCAGTTTTTTTCCTCAAACGATGTCAGACACTGGTCAAACCACGGCCAATCAAAATCATCACCATGAAAAAGCCCTTTCATTAGCGAGTGTTTTTGGTTCTTTGCAATAAATGCAACGCTTAATATAGTGTCTTCCGATAAGGTGCTGCCTCTTAGCACCCATTTAGCAGCAGCTTCGTAATTGAAATTTCCATTTAACTCTTTAGCAGAAGCAAGCTCAGCAAAGGCTGCAGGGAAGAGTTTATAAGAGCGACCATGTTTTTCTCGGCGGATGTCACCTAGCTCATTGGCGAAGTACAGCACATACCGTGCATATTCTTTATCTGATTCTGAGCGTCCTTCATAAATGCTGCTTTGTAAAATACCTGGCTGTTTTTCAACAGCAGCTTTCACTTGTCCTATCACCTTTTTATAGAGCGGATCTTGTTTCACAAACATTGCCATTCGCTCTTTAAACCATTCTTTTTGTGCTTCAGGGTATGAAGGGCGAGTAATCTCAGCAGCTATTTTCTGTAAATGGGTGCGTGAACCCTCCCACCCATTTACAAGGCCAAAAGCATGCATTAACGACTCGTGATTAAACCAATCGCCCAACACCCACCCGCGCAGCAAAAAATCATTATCATTGGGGATAACAGGCTTTTCCTTTGCTCCTTCTTGTACTCTTTGGAGGGGGAGTGTTGGGGTTGAGCTTGTCTTTTTAGGGGGATTGCTAGAGGAAGGCTTGCGCCCCCAAAATACATAAAATATATAGCCAGCAAAAACTGCCAAGCCCAAACCTATAAGTGGATCTGAAAAAAACATACCAGCCACAAACACTAATGCCACTATGCTGTATACATACTTTAAAATCTGCCAAAACAACACAAACAGTTGGGCAATTAAACTTGGCTTGTTAGCTTTATCCATGCCTTTCATCCTCCCGTCTTCATCAACTCATCACGGCATTGCGCGAACGCAGCGCTTGTCGCTTTCAAGATATCTTGCTGGGCTTTGGGGCTGTGGCGGTAGTTATCCAGCAGCGCGGCTTCGTCGGGTGCGAGGGTGGGTGTGGCGGTGTTGCGTTGGCCGGTGAGGATATAAAGCACATCCGCGCCCGCAGCGGCAATAGCAGCCATATAGGATGCATCTGGATTCCTATTTCCCTTCTCATAATTACGCTGAGCAAGCTTTTGAACCCCGCCAATCGCACCAAATGCTTCTTGGCTTAATGCCATTCTTTCTCGCTCTTCTTTTAATCGCTCGCCAAAAGAATTCATTTAAACCTCTTTTTATCTTGACATGGATTCAAATGAATCCTATTCTACACCCATACACCGCGAATAACTGCTATTAACCGCTATTAACTGCCATTCATGGAGCAAATAAAAAATGACTAAAACCGATCAAGTCATAGTTGCCCAAGCAAAAGCCACCCTGCATAGAGCCATTGATGAAATGGAGCTAACACTGGATGACATCTTGCTTCTCACCGCACTTACAACGGCGTTTTGGGCTGCGCATCCCGCAGCAATTTTTCAGCAGCTTCAAGACGATACTTCAGAGGCCCTTGCGATTCTTCGCCAGCCTGATAACGGAGTTGAGCAATGATCTCTTCCGCATCAACTGTTGGCTTTTTTGCAAGCAATGTAAGCACCGCTAGGCCTATTTCAGCGTGCACTACGGCATCCACCTTTGCTAAGCGCTCAAAGCTACTTTGCGCTTTGTTTAATGCTTTTTGTACGCGTTCATCATTCATAAATTTTTATCCATGTAATTAAGGAGTTAGCTATGGCTACACCAACCGCACCCACAGCCAATGAAATCAAGCACCGCCTACGCAGCCAAGGCACCACCCTTAAAGAATGGGCTGCAGAAAACGGCTTTAGCTATCGCACTGTGTCCGACACCTTGCGCGGCTTGCGCAAAGGCAACTATGGCGAAGGTCGTGAAGTGCGCATTGCCCTTGGCCTGCCCATCAAAGAATAACAGTGTTTAACAGTGTTTTGTACACACAAATAAAACGGAGCAACCATGACCACCCACTCAACCGCCACCCCCATTAACCAAAGCGCCGCTAATGCCCTGGCGGTGCTGGATGTGATTATGCGCCACATGGTGCAAGGCCTAACCGTGACGGAAATATGCCAAGCCACTGAGTTAACCGCCCCCAGCGTTAGCCGTTATGTCAGCACGCTAGAGCGCACTGGCTGGGCCGAACGCATTCCCGAAACAGGGCGCATTCGTGCCAGCGTGCGTGTTGGCCAACGTGCCATGACCATTTTGAACGAGCTCGACAAAACCCAAGGCCGCATTAGCGAACTACGCAACCGCTTAACCACTACTTTTTAAGGACACACCATGGCTAGAAAACCTACCCCAGTTGTGATTGAACCCAGCCCAGAAGTACCGCTAGACCAGTTGGCCGCCAATGTGCGTGCCGTAGAAATAATGGACGCTGAAATTGCCAGCAACACCCAAGCACTGGCCACTCAGTTAAATTACGATGGCAGCTTAAATCCTGACGCGCTAGAAACAGGCATTCGCGATAGCCAAGCCCGCGTAAGCATGGAGCTGTTTCACGTAGGTGCACGTTTGCTACTACTTAAAGAACAGTGTGCGCATGGCGAGTTTATGGAGCGACTAGAACGCTTACAGATTAACTACCGCCTTGCCGCACGCTTTATGCAAGCAACTTTAAAGTTCTCAAATGTGTCGACGTCGACACATTTGCAAAAGTTAGGTATGGGCAAGCTTACTGAAATGTTGATTCTCGACGACGACGAAATCAAAGAGCTATCCGAAGAAGGCAGCGTGCGTGGTATCGAGCTAGACGACATCGACCGCATGAGCGTGCGCGAACTGCGCAAACAACTGCGCGATGCCAAAGCGCAAGCGCAAGGCACGCAAAAGCTATTAGCCGAAAAGAACGAACGCATTGACGCGCTGCACACCGAGCTCAATAAAGACAAGCTCAGCAAGCCTGCGCTCGTTACCCCCGCTATGGAACTACAAAGTTTGTTAGGCGAAGTCAGCAGCCTAACCAGCAGTATTACCGCCACCCTGTGCGCCGAGTTTAACCGCCTGTTTACCCGCATTTTCGACCACCACGAGCAGCACGGTGGCAGCAGCCGCCAAATACTGGCAGGCCACTTAGAGCAAATTGGCGGTGAAATTGACGAGCTGCGCGGCATGTTCGCTTTAATGCTTGGTGGCGGTCGTGACGAATGGGACACCGACGAATGGGAACCTGAAGCCGTAACTTTAGAGGGCGATTCCCACCTGCAAGCCGACTTACTGCACGAACAAGCAGGAGAGGAGTAATGGACATGGCCTTGCCGATAGAAATGTTGGTGGATACTTGGCGCGCTGCCGAAGGTGCCAAGCACGGCCAACGCCAACATATATTAAAAGACGCTGCCCGCAAGCTGGGCGTATCGCTACAAACTCTGTACCGCGAACTAGAGCAAGCAGGCTTAAGCCGCGCCCGCAAACAACGTGCTGACGCAGGCGTGGTAACTCTAAGCCGTGAAGAAGCTTTAATCTTATCTGCTTTCTTAATGGCCAGCTTTCGTGCCAACAACAAAAAGCTGTCTGGCATTGAACACGCTTTAGAAGTGCTACGCACCAATGGCGAAATTATGGCAGGCCGTGTGGATGAAGCCACAGGCGAATTTATCCCGCTGTCTGCCAGTGCCTGCAGCCGCGCCTTGCGTGAATACGGCTTGCACCCAGACCAATTAAACCGCGCCACGCCCAGCCAAAACCAGCGCAGCAAGCACCCCAACCACGTTTGGCAAATTGACGCCTCCATCAGCACCTTATTCTATGTGCCTGAAAGCGGCCTTGAAGACATGCACCCCGCAGTGTTCTACAAAAACAAGCCGGGCAACTTTGAGAAAATCAAACGCCAACGCTTAACCCGCTATGCCATTACCGACCATGCCAGCGGTGCCATCTTCTGCTGGTATGTGGCAGGCGGTGAAAGCATTGCCAACTTAGGCGAAAGCTTTTTAGAAGCCGTGCGCGAAAAGCCAGGCGAAGCACTCTATGGCGTGCCGTTCAAGCTGTATTACGACCCCGGCAGTGCCGCCACCAAAACCTTTAAACGCTTTTTGGCGGCCATGGGTGTTAGCCCAGTGGTGCACGGTGTGGGCAACAGCCGCGCCACAGGCCAAGTGGAAAACGCGCACAACATTATCGAAACCCAGTTTGAAGTGGGCTTTAAATACAGCCATGTACCCAACATTGCTTGGATTAACGAAAAAGCGCGCAAGTGGTGCAAATGGTTTAACGCCACCAAGAAGCACAGCCGCACCAAGCGCACCCGTTTGGCGGTGTGGATGACCATTGCCCAAGAACAGTTGCGCCTAGCCAATGTAGACGTAGCCCGTGAGCTGCTCACCCGCGAGCCTGAAACGGCCAAAGTGACCGACCAAGTGCAAATCCGTTTCAAAGGCCGCGTGTGGGACGTGTCGCCAGTGCCTGGCGTGATGATTGGCGAAACGCTCAGCGTAACGGTAAACCCGCTCAAGCCTGAAAGCGCCTTTGTGGTGTTTTACCAAGACGGTGAGGAAGTGCTGCACGAAATTCAGTCGGTTGAATTTAACGAGCTAGGCTTTGAAGCCAACGCGCCCGTGATCGATGAAGAGTTTAAACAGCCAGCAGATACTCAGCTGGATAAGAACCGCAAGGAAGTCCAACGCTACATCTATAACGCTGAAACCGACGAACAAGCCGAGCTTGCCCTAAAGAACAAGCAAGTGCCTTTTGGTGGCCGCATCGACCCTTACAAACATTTGGACAACTTGCCGCAAGCCGCTGTGTTGCCGCGCCGTGGTACAGCCCATGAAGCCACCCAAAGCAGCCGCATGGCCGAACGTGTGCTAAGCCACGCCGAAGCTGCCTTGCAACTTAAAAAGGAATTAACCGATTGGAGTGCAAAAGACTATGCCGAAATGGCGCGCCTATATCCCGCTGGCGTACCCGAAACGGAACTCAGCAGCCTAGCCAAACGCTTGCGCTTGCATGTCGCGTCCATTCAGGTGCTAGGAGGTGGCTCATGCTGAACCTTCACCACGTGCTGAATGCCATGAGCATTACCCGCAAAGAATTGGCGGACAACTTAAACGTAAGCCGCCCCACCATTAGCGTGTTGTGCAACCACGGCCACTGGCCTGCACAAAACAAAGAAGAGCTGCAGCAAGGCATTGAAGCCCTGCTGCAGGCTAAGGGTGCTAGTGCAGCAACACTAGCGTCCTTGTTCGACCAAGCGTCATCAGAAGATGACACCCCTGTTACTACGTCTTCCAAGGAGACAGATATGTTACTACGAAAACAACCCTTATACCCAGCCACCAAAAAACACTTTGCGCTATTCACTGACCCCTTCGCGGAAGTGAACGATGCCGCGCAAGTGTTTAACACGCCCGATGTGCACTATGTGCGCGGTGCTTTGGCGCAAACCGTGAACAGCGAATGCTTTATTGCTGTGGTCGGTGAAAGCGGTGCGGGCAAAAGCACATTACGCCGCGACCTAATCGACCGCATTAACCGAGAAAGCCTGCCTGTGGTGGTGATTGAGCCATATGTACTAGGGCTTGAGGACAACGACCAAAAAGGCAAAAGCTTAAAAGCCACCGACATAGCCGCCGCCATTATTCGTACGGTAGATCCACAAGAGCGCATTCGTGTGAGTGCCGAGGCACGCTTTGCTCAACTGCACCGTGTACTGCGTGAAAGCCGCCGCAGTGGCAACCGCCATGTGCTGATTATTGAAGAAGCCCACGGCCTAAGCATTCCCACGCTTAAACACTTAAAACGCTTCTTTGAACTGGAAGACGGCTTCAACCGCCTGCTATCTATTGTGTTGATTGGCCAGCCAGAGCTAAACCAAAAGCTGGCTGAAAACCGCGCCGACGTGCGTGAGGTGGTGCAGCGCATCGAGATGATTACCTTAGAGCCGTTAGACAACCACCTAGAGGCCTACTTAAAGCACCGCTTTGAATTGGTGGGCAAAAATCTCAGTGATGTTATTGATGCGCCAGCCATCGACGCACTGCGCGCCAAGCTTACCGTGCCCAGCCGCGATCGCAGCGGCAAAGCCATTAGCCTGCTGTATCCATTAGCCGTAGGCAACCAACTTACCGCTGCACTCAACATGGCCGCCGATATTGGCGCGCCTGTGGTCAGCGCTGATGTGATTAAGGCGGTGTAGATATGAGCAATTTAACCAACCAAATCAAAAAACAACGCCAACCCAAAATGAACCGCCTAGTGCTAACGCGTATGGCAGAAGCTGCAGATACATTAAGAGAGCTAAACCGCCGTGGTATTGAGGTGCTAGAGCTGGATGTGAACCGTGTTAAGCCCGTGTTCTTAGTGGCAGTAAGTGCAGCCACTCGCGCTTTGGGTGGCGCCTGCTATATGCGCAAGAGCGAGCGCGGCCAACAACTATTCCGCAAGCAAGCCATGATTGGCAACTGCCGTGTGGAATGGGACGAAAACGTTTTTCATTAACCCTTAGGAGAACCCTATGACTTCAACAACCGCAATTCCAGAAGGCTACCTGCAAGACGCACAAGGCCGCCTTGTGCCTGAAAGCCAAGTGCGTGAGCAAGACAAACTGCGCGACAGCATAGTGCGTGACTTGGTAGCCGAAGCCTTAAAGATTAATGGTGGCTTAAAGCAGTTTAAAGCCCGTGCACTCAATGACATTGCCGATGTGATTCAGATTGCCGCTGACAAGTGGGAAGTAGACCTGGGCGGCAAGAAAGGCAACATCACCTTGCTCAGCTTCGACGGTAAATACAAAGTGCAACGCACCTACGCCGAACGTATTACTTTCACCGAAGAATTGGAGGCCGCCAAAGAACTCTTTGGCCGCTGCCTCGACCGCTGGACAGCCGACGCAAACGTCAATATTCGCGCATTGGTAGACCGCGCCTTTCGTGCCAACAAAAACGGCCAAATCCGCACCGCTGAACTGCTGGGTTTGCTACGCCTAGAGATTGAAGACAGCGAATGGGAAATGGCCTGCGAAGCACTTAAGCAAAGCATCAGCGTGAATGGCAGCACAGTTTACATTCGTATTTACGAGCGCATTGGTGACAGCGAACACTATCGCCATATTCCACTGGACTTGGCGGGGGTGTGAGGTGAACCGAAAACGCCTAATCGCCCAAATCCATATTGCTAAAAAGCAACTGGGCATTGATGAAGAAAGCTACCGTGCGCTGTTACAGCGCCACGGTGGCGCAAGCTGCACCGAGCTGGATGTATATCAACTCAGCAAAGTGGTGGCCGAGCTAAAACAAAAAGGCTTCAAGCCCAAGCGCCCCACCAAAAAGCGCGGCCCCAAATCATCCGAGTTTAAAAGCCAAGGCGATAAGATCCGCGCGCTGTGGCTGGCAATGGCTAAGCAAGGGATTATCCGCAGCAAAGAAGAAACCGCCTTGCGTGCCTATGTAAAGCGTATGAGCGGTGGCCGCTTTGAGGCTCCGCAGTTCTGCGATGCCGCCACCGCCAGCCGCATTATTGAAGCATTAAAACAATGGCAAAACCGTGAACTCGACAAACAAAAACTCAATCAAGAAAGCCAAGGATAACTCATGCAATTCAATCGCTGTCCTGTATGCCATAGCCGCATTAGCCTGGAACAACTTTGCCAAGATGAAGCAGGTCGCGAGCTGTTGGCTTTGCTGGCTAAGCTCGACAGCCTAAGCGGCACGGCCGTGGTCAGCTATATCGGCTTGTTTCGCAGTGCCAAGCGTGACTTAACCAACGATCGCGCGCTAAAACTCACCCAAGAAACCTTGGCACTGGCTGAACCTAATTGGCTGATTCCAGCGCTGCAAGAAACGGTAGAAAGCATTCGTGTTAAGCGCCAGCAGGGCCAAGTACAACCATTGACCAACCATAACTATTTAAAGCGTGTGTTAAGCACAGTGCTTGGCCGCTGTGAAGATGCCCCCCTCTTATCCGCGCCCGCTCAGGCAGGCTTCAAAACCGCTAGCGCCAGTATTGGACGCTTACAAGACACCAGTTGGGCAGAGTAAGGAAATTTGTATGAACGATAACAAAGAACAGAACCAAGAATTGTTTACCGAAGAAGAAACGCTAAGCGAAGAGCTGCTGGATCATTTGCCTGAGATTAGCGAAGAAGCCAAGCGTAAGTGGCCTAAAGACCTAGTGGCACTGCTGGATATCTATCAAGCGGCCTTAGTGCGCTTGGGCTATAGCGCTGAACAAAGCAGCAAAATCGCCCACGCCTTAATCAGCGAGCTGGCTGTTTACTGCGGCGGCCGCTATATCTATTTGCCTAAGGGCGACGCGCTAGAAAAAGCCATCCGCGATGTGCGCTTGTTTAACGATTGGCGTGACAACCAGCACACCCCAGACATGCTGGTGCGTAAATATAAGATCAGCCTGCAGCATGTGTATCGTATCATCGACGAACAGCGTAAGTACCACATTAACAAGATACAGCCACAACTACCGCTTTAACCCCGTTTAACCTTTATTAAGCCTTTTCTCACTCCACATTAGCCATCATGGCCTTAAACATTCTTAAGGCTTTGATGTGGCTCCTTCTAAACTTCCTAAACAATTACGCACTCAATTGCTAGCTACAGTTGCCGCTGTGGGCATTGGTGGCGGCGTGCTGCTTAGTCAGCCCAATGCACCTAGCCCTGCAGTGCAGTTGGCCGCTGAAATTGGCAGCCACTACGAAGGCACCCGCTATCAAGCCTACCAAGACAGTGCAGGTGTTTGGACGGTATGCCGTGGCATTACTGCCAATGTGCAACAAGGCAAAACCTACACCGAAGCCGAATGCAAACACCTAGAGCTTACGCACTACATCGAACTAGAGCTAGCCGCTAAGCAGCTCTACACCCACTGGTACAGCTACAACCTCTATGTACAAGCCAGCATGCTCGACATGCTGTTCAACTTGGGCGTGCCGCAAGTGCGCGCTTCTACCCATTTAAAACTGGCAAACAGCGGTGACTTGCAAGGCGCTTGCAAGCAGATGACCCGCTGGGTGTGGGCAGTGGATGCGCGTACAGGCCAAAAAGTACAGCTCGAAGGATTAAAAAGCCGCCGCCAAAGCACGGCTGAACTGTGCAGCCAATGGGGCCGAGATGGGCATTTTTCTAGCGCAAGAGGTGCGGCATGATGAAGTGGCTTTCCATAATCGCTGCGCTTTTAGCGCAAGTTATTTTGATGTTTTATTTCTTCGACAAGCAATACAAGGAAGGCTACCAGGCAGGCGTTACCGCCGCTCAAGAGCAACATGAAGAAGAGCAGCGCACTGCCCTGGCCAAGCATCAATCCGCTTTAGCTGACAACCTAAAAGCCGCCAACGCGGCGGAGCGTTCCTACCTAGAAAAGCAGCAACGTCTAAACCAGCAAAACCAACAACTCAAGGAGCAGCTCTATGAGGCTTTGGATCAATCTATTCATGTTCGCACTCATGGTTGCACTGTTGGCACTGAGTGGATGCAGCACTATCGCCAAGCCCTCGGCATCAGCCGTGTGCCCACCACCAATACCAATGGATCTCATACTGCCCGAGGTGTTGCTGATGCCGCCATCACCCCCGCCGAGCTGCTGCAACACCTTACCGACTATGGCCACTGGTGCCGAGCCAACACCGAGCAACTAACCGCCTTACAAAACTTAATCAAACAACTTAACTATGGCCAAGAGTAACCATCATGGACGCTATCGACCGCGCGCAAGAAATAGAGACCTTACACCGCGAGGCCGCCTTGGCCGCTGCTATTACCAAACCAAGTCCGCAGCTTGTTATCAACGGACAGATACTTTGCCAAGAATGCGAAGAACCTATTCCAACTGCACGCTTGAAGCGAATGCCCTTGGCCTCCCGCTGCGTCGATTGCCAAGAAATTCACGAACACAAGGGGCGACTATGCAACCGATGAACTACCTAGCGTTGGATTTTTGGTGGAGCCTGATTCAAGGCGCGGCCACAGGTTTAACGGTGCTGTGGGTGTGGCTGACCAATCGCCAAAAGGTGAACAGCGACGCCATTGAAAAGCTGCGCGACAACATCAGCGACAACGTCACTGGGTTAGATCGTCGCCTGATTGCGGTGGAGAAAGACTTGCAGCGCATACCCACCCACCAAGACATTTCCAAGGTGCACGACCGCATTAACGAAACGAATGAAAACGTGAAGAACATGCAGGGCAATTTAAAGCAAATTTCTCGCACCGTAGGGTTAATCCATGAGCATTTATTAAATGGAGGTAAGCGCTAATGAGCGATTATCAGCAGTTGCTAGAAGGCGATCAGCGCCTTGTGATTCTGCGTTCACTGAAAGATTTAAACGGCAGTGGCAATGATAGCGTACTGCAAAAAATTCTAGAGCAATACGGCCACAAACTTAGCCGCGACAGAGTTAAAACTCATCTGTATTGGCTGAACGAACAGGGCCTACTAACACTAGATACCATCCTTAGCACCGATGTGGCCAAGCTTACAGGCCGTGGTTTGGATGTAGCTGAAGGTGTGGCTCGCTGCCCAGGTGTGGGCATTCCTCGCCCTCAATAAAGCGTAACGGAGAGTGAAATGACTAAAGCCACCCGTGGGCGCGCTAGTAAAGTTGAGCAGCTGCCTGAAGAGGTAAAGCGCTTCTTAGATGCCATGCTGCGCGATAAACGCTATAGCCAGCAAGAAGTGTTGGATGAAGTTAATAAACAACTAGCTGACCTTGGCATTCCTAAAGAAGAGCAGTTGAGCAAAAGCGGCCTCAACCGTTACGCGCTGCGCATGGAAAGCATTGGTAAAAAGATGCGTGAAACCAATGCCATTGCCGAAGCGTGGGTGTCGCAACTAGGCGATAAACCGCAAGGGCAAATTGGCCGCTTGGTAACACAGATGATTCACACCATGGCGTTTGAGTTGTCGCTAGATATGCAAAACGGTGCTACCGATGTAAGCATTGGCGAACTTAAAGAACTGGCCTTGGTAGTGCAGCGTTTAGAGCAAGCAGAAACCTCTAGCGTTAAGCGTGAAAAAGAAATCCGCAAAGCCTTTGCTGAACAAGCTGCCAACGCTGTAGAAGCCGTGGCCAAGGCCGCAGGCTTAACCGCCGATGCTGTAAGCACTATCAAAAATGAAATCTTAGGGATTGCCTAATGGGTGCCTTTCCAAGCTTTATTGCATACGACCCGAATGAGGTGCTGCTAGGCTATCAGCGCCGC